TTGAGCAGTTTAATCATAGTGGATACCTCCTGCTCCCGATTGCCTTTGTTCATCCCTTCCAATTGGAGCAGTTGAAGATAGTCAATAACTGCCCACTTGCACCTACCACTCTTGTGTGACTTCTTGATTACTCGTATTGCCTCGTGCAATCCACAAGATGGCTTATGGTACACAAGCAGTTTCTTCTGCTCAATTGTGCCTATGCTCTGCTCCATCTTAATCCTCTCATCTTCCGTTAGCAGTCTCTTCTTTAGTCTGCCTCCATCAATACTACCATCAGATTGGTTTAGGATTAATCGTTGTGCTAACTGGCTCTTGGACATCTCACAATTGATGTATACACCATACTCATCTGTTGATAGTGCGTGAAAGATTGCCAGTGCAGTCTTCCCCATAGATGGTCTTCCTGCTATCACTATCAACTCATTCTGCCATCCACCAGTAAACTCGTTTATCGAATGTATGCCAGTATCTACACCAATGAGTTTGCCTTGCTTTGCGAATACCTCCTGCTCATAGTATAACTTGCGCTCATCATCCATCAGTTCAGCAGTTGATATCAACTTATCCTCTGTGCTATTAGTATCTATCAACTTGGTTAACTTATCTATGATGCTTGATGCTACCTTGTACCCATCCATATTAGCATCAGAGTTCATCATCTCCTCTGTGATTAGGTTAGGTAGTGTGCGTGATATGTAGGCATCTTTAAGGATTGCTATGTATTCATCTATTGGCTCATTGAATCGCATTGCTCCCATTGCCTCTGCCAGTATCACTACACATCTGCTCTTGATGTCTATGCTAAAGTCTGCTCTTACTCGTTGGGATATTGTCAATCCATTAACTTGCTTGCCTTCCTTAACCATTGTCTCAATGGTAGAGAAGATGGCTCTGTTATATTCAGAGTTAAAGTGATTGGCAGTAAGACTGGCTATGATATGGCTCGTACTATCGGGATGATTTACCAGTACAGATATCACTGCTACCTCAATCTCATTAGTATCTATGCTCATATGTTTTTGATGCCTTTCGTTACTTCTGCTGCACGTTCTTGCCTTTTCCCATATGATGTGCCTCTCAAGAACGGATTATGCTCCTGCACCTTCGCTCTTGTCCTTCTGATGGTCTCAACTTGTGGTAGGTCTCCATCTACATACATCTGCAGTAATTCTCTTGCAGACATCTTATCGAATCGTTCCTGCCCAATTGTCTTCGCCCATATGTTGGCAATCAGTTTGGCATCATTATCCCTCAATTCGGGATACTTAATTAGCCAAGATGTAATCAACTCCTTGGCATTGGTGAGTTCGTTTAGTTTCATAATTAGTGCAGTTGGTAGGATGCTGCTCCCCTTGGTTTGTTAGTTATTTTAAGTATGCAATTGAGTTCAATTTGATAATTGAATTTTTTGCTGATTCAATCATTTCATCATATGTTGAATATTTTGAATATGCAGAATTTTGATATTCGCTTTCGGTTAATTTCAACTTTTTTTCACAATTGTTTAATCTTTGTCCGTGTTCGCCTTTACCAATCAAATCCAAACGACCGAAAAAATATTTTCCGTTAAAAGTACAAGCGACATAATTATTTGATGATATACGCTTGGTGATTACATTGTTGTCTTGGTCAAGAACACAATATTCAAATTTTCCGTTTTTTAATTGTGTTTTAGTTAGCGTGTAGTTGTTAAGAGCAGTGTTCATAGTGTGTATGTTTAAAGTGTGTGTGTTTTGGTTCAGCAAACATACAACTATATCTTGATTCTGCAAACTATTTTCAAGATATTTTTAAGTTATTTTTAGTTTCCCTTATTTATCAAGCATTCCAAGCACGAGATTTTGGTTCTTCCTTCACTGGTAGTTTAATATCCTGCTTGTTGTTTAGTTGCCATCTTACCAATCTTCCCTTGATGCTCCAAGTCTTCTCCAGTTGAAATCTCATTCTACCTTTAGAATCTGCCTCTGACCAATAGATGAAGAACTGCCTCAACATCTCATCAGAGTATTCACCTCTATGTTTGGCAAGTTCCTGCTTGAATTGATTTGAATCCATCTTCTTATAATTAGGTATATCGTTTACGTTATCGTTTACGTTATCGGTTGGATTTGTTGAGTCTTGTTCACTTGTGTTAACACTTGTCAACACTTGTTGACTCTTGTTACGTTTGTCTAATCTCCTTGCTGCACTTACCTTTCCTGCAATACTTCTTGATTCTACTATGCTCTCATACTTGTCTTTGTCCCTATCAAGATGCACCTTGATTGGATTAAATAGGAAGAACAATGGATGCTCAACATCTATGCTATTACCAGTGGTAACATAATCAAATATCAATCTTGTAATCTTGCCTAATTGCTCATCATTGCAATGCTGAAGAGTCTGCCATAGGTCTGTGTAAAGTAGGAAAGAATTTCTCATTGGATAAAAAGAATGCCCATCAAAAACTGCAGTGAGAACGATAGGCTATTACCTCTACCTTGCAGCCTCAATGGGCAATGTTAGAATTTCTTACTATTCGGGTTCTCACATCCGAATGTTCAAATATACTAAAGATTCAAATACTTGTCAATCTTGGCTATGCAATCATCAAATCCTACTGCAAACTCTGCTCTATATCCTGCTCTCTCAAGATGTATTAGCATCTCTGATTGCTCGTGCAGATGCTTGTCGCTCATTAGTTGACCATCCATCTTATGCACTCGTGCCTTCTTAATCTCCAAGTACAATCCACCATATCCTCCTTTGCACTGGCATATGAACAAGTCGGGATATCCTCTATGGGGATTCATCCCCTTGTGCTTCCTTGCTTGTCCAAGGCTCATCTTTGTCCCTGCACTAAAGTCGAATCTCCATACCACACTGGGATACTTGATTGCCATAAACTTGGCAATGGCAAAGTAGATATCAGATTCCTTCGACATCTTGCAGGAATTCTATGTGTTCCACTACATCACTTCTATCATCAATATCCTCAATGTATACCTTCACTGCTCTGCGATTCTTGTAGTCCACAAAGATTCTTGAATGCTTGTAGTTAACATACTTACTCCTCTCAAATCCACAAGCAGTAAGATATGCTGCTACATTGCGGATATTATGGTGGTAAAGTTCAGTCACGTTACCAAGGTCTTGAAATCTATCTACTAAAGTTGCCATCGAATTGTTCTAAAAAATTACCAATCATTTGTACTGCATAGTCCAGTTCATCATCTGAATGTCTGTACAAGAATAAGTCACTGCTTGTGCTGCCTTGCTTCTTTGCTTTTTGAGGGACTCCAATATAGTAAAAATCTCTTGGACTCCATCCCATAAGCATAGAATACCATACTGCTTGAACGTGATTACAATGCTCTATCATATCCTTGGCAAACTGCTCAATGGTCTTGCACGTTGTAGTCTTGATGTCCACTATCACCTTGCTCTGATGGTTAACCATATCCATCATCCCCTTGCCCATAATGTGTGCAGTGCTTCCGTCAAGGTATGGTATCACTACCTCATCCACCACTATTATCTCCTTCTCCGAACCATTGAATAGTGCCTCAAGCATTGGATGTGAACAGATAGCATTGTAGACATTGTATGCCTCTTTGCTCATCTCTGATGGGTCTGTCTCAAGTAATTGATGGTGGAATGCAGCACCTTTATCCAGTGCTGCTTTCGTTGCCTTATTCTTGGAGATGTCTCCAGTATAGAATCTCTTGATTCTTGATGCTGATACTGCAGGATAGTTTATGTATTCCTCTTTGTTCATATCTCCTCAAATGTAGTTACTGGTTTATGAATCTTGTATCCTGCCTTCTTCAGCATAGATACTGCTTGTTCTATGGTCATCACTGGAGCATCTTGGATTGGCAGTTTAAGTTGTGCATTCTGACCAATCTTATACTGCTCGTTTAACTCTGATGCCTTCTCCATTACTTGAAGAAATGATTTGCGTGAGAATCTTGCTCCACTGCTCCAAGATTTATAGGCAGTATCTCCATAACCTAATGACATACTAAACTGCCTACCATTAAGTCCAGTCTTTATCTTTACTCGTTCAAGCATATCAAGTATCTCCTCGTGTTTATACTTGGTGAATGAATAAGCATTGCCTCGTTTAAGCACACCATTAATTGCTGCCTTCGATGGCTTCTTGGTCTGACCATTAAGATGGTTCTTGATTGAGATTGTGGGTCTTGTTGTTTCCATTGTTATCTGATTGTTTGAGTTTTCTCTTGATAGATTTCAATCCCTGCAATGGCATCCACTCCAAGAGCAGACATTGCCTTTGGCAGTCCTTTGATTAGGTCTTCGGGATTTAGGTTATTGTGTGCGAATTGAACTGATAGTACCTTAATCCAATCTACCTCTCCAGTGATTCGTGCCTTGGTAGTAGTGCGGATATTCTTGGTATGGTCACTGGATACTGATGTAGCATATAACTTATCTGTGAATGCTGCCATCACATCTCCTAATGCCATTGCATTGGCTAATGATGCCTCTGCCTCTGCCTTTAGTTTCGCCTCTGTCTCCTGCTTCTTGCGCTCAAGTTCATTGGCATAATCAAGCATCTTGCGTTTACCTTGCTCCACAAACTGCTTTAGGTATGCAGTAGTATCTGCTTCAAGTTTCATCAAGTCCTTCTTAAAGGCATCCATTGGAGCAGTTACGTTCTTACGAGCAGTCTCTACCTCTTTGATGGTATCGCTAACAATCTTGATGTTATCTGCCATCTTATCGTAAGAGTATTTATCAGTTACTGCGACATCAAGCATTGATATCTGTTGTGCATTAAGCACGTTGGTTGAGTTGATTATTTGATAGAAATCACTAACTGGAATTGCTATCTTTACATTGTTGTTCATTGTGTTTCTCTGATTGAAGAGGGGAGGATGTGTGCCTCCCCTTTTTTGGTTATTAGATTAGAATGGAGATTTAGATGTAGATGTTGAAAAAGATGAACCAAAGATATCATCCAAGTCTTGTGTAAGAGATGAATCCACTTGGCTGCGTGATTGCACTGGTTGTGCTTGTGGCAGTACCACTGATGGCTCGTACTTTGGCGCACCTACCAATCTTGCACGATACTCATCAGATTCCATAATTTGAGTCCTTACGAATTCGGGCAGTTGACTGAATGCATCTTGGTTGTGTGCAGTAGTATCGTAAGACAATGATGGGTTAATCTGTGCAGGACAAGTGATACCTTTAGGTAGTGGAGAGATGCTCATAATGTTGGCGAATGTCCCTGCATCAGTTACACGATGTGATATGTTGAGCATAGCAGGAAGAGACAATAAATCCATAATCTCAAAGTTAGATGCCTCTCTATCTGCCATTGTCTTGCCAATCCAAGACTCAATGAACTTGCGTAGGTTTGCCTTCTCCGACATTGACAATGTCATAGATGTACGCACATAGTATGGTTGCGCTCCTTTGGACTCATCGAATACCTCAAGTTCGTTTGGCAGTTCGAACAAGAATTGAATCTTGCGTTTGCGCCCACCAAACTTCTTGTCTTCGGTAGTACCTAAATCAATGATTTGGTAGCATCTACCAATGTGCGCTCCTTGTGGAGCAGTCTTCTTTGTGGCATTGCTGCCAGTTGCATTTACTTTCATAGTGTTTAAAAAATTAAGTGATTAAAGTGATACGAGTGATTGCATTGAGTTGTAGTGCAGATGGTCTGTTACCACTGCGAATTGTGCGTGAAACTCCTCTGCAGTTAATGGTACATAGAGTAAGGATTCTTGTGGCACACCATAGTCCATTGCTCGGTGGAATTGCCTTGCAAGATTTGCTGCCTTTGAATCGCATCTCGTGTATAGTCCTTTGAGACATCCATCATTGACTACCATTACCAGTATACCAGTAAGATGGTTGTAGAGGAAGAATTCAGTTCCTGCCCAGTTCTTGAACAGAGTGCTTGTTGATAGGGATTGTTGCTCCATATTGATTGAGTTTAGAATGTTTAAATATTAGTGGTTGATACCAGTTCATTGGTCTCTGCATCTATAACTTCCATCCATACTTTAATGATGGCAGGATAGTCCAATGCCTTGGCTTTGGCATACTTTAGTTCTGATGCATCTGTGTTAGGCACTTCTTGGTCATAGCCTACCCAATCGTTTTGGGTCTCGTGCCAAATAAGCAGTGCGCCAGTTGATGATAGTGAGATGATTTGAATTGTGTTCATATGGTTTAGAGTTTGAATGTTTAAAAAAGATGGGGAGGAATTCACCTCCCCTTGGTTGGTTAGGCAGGGCAGTTGATTTGTTCGTTAGTCTTGATACCATTCTTGATGCAATAGTTCATCAGATTGTCATATAACTTACTGCCACTCCAGTTATAAGCATCTAAAGATTTTTCCATCTCTGAATCAATGTCTACTATGATTACCTCATTAAAGGCAAAATCACAAGTATCAAATCTGCCTTCACAGATTCTACTTGGGATGCTCAATGCTACAAGATTAGAGAGGATTTCTTTTACTTCGAATGTGTGACCATTAAGGTAAGACATTCCCGAAGATTTTTTGGTGTTGATGATTGCTTTCATTTTGTTTAGAGTTTGAATGTTTAAAAAAGATGGGGAGGACTACTCCTCCCCTATGGGTTATTACTTGTTGGCTACGAATGAATAAAGTAAACGAAAGAGTTTTTGAGTCTGCTCGTTGTTGTGAAGATTACCAGTTATATACTCACCAGTATTCTTATCTAACTCAATGTGTACATTGAAAGAATTAGTGAAGATGTAAGCAGTTGCAGTCTCTGCTACCTTGTAGGTACGCTTGATGATTGTTGGGTTGAGTTTCATAGGATGAATGTTTAAATGATTAACTCTGCAAAGATGGAAACTTATTTTGAATTGGCAATGCCTTGTCAAGAAAAAAGTGCATTATTTTTTGCAGTAATTTATAACTGCTTAATAATGTGCTTAATAAATTTCACTTGGCAGCAAATAACATTAATCCTCCTCCGAAGATTGCACCAAATGCAAACATAAATCCTTTGGATTCCCACCACTTTCGCTCTTGCCTAATGTAGATATTAGACATACCAGTAATGGACATAGTAGGATTGTCTATGCTCAAACGCACTACCTTATCCCTTCTGCCCAAAATCTTCGATATAAAGCCATCTCTTGCACTATCTCCCACTGCGTATGTCAAAGTACCATAAGATACAATTGAGTCGATTTGGAGCAGTCCTAAACGATTAATCCTACCATCTATACTAAACCACTTATCCTTCTTTGAGAATTCCCTTGGCAGTTTAAGATGTGGGAATGAGTCTATGTATACTGGGTCTGCCAGTTTAATCTCTGTCTTGGTTATGGTCTTGGTCTTTAACTCCACTACTTCTGATGCATCTTTGAGTCTTAATCTCTTCTCTGTCTGTCTTAATCTCCTAATGGCTGCATCTCTGCTTAACAGATTTACCTTCTGCGAATAGATTAGCACTGAATCATCATACCTCCTCTGTGTGAATGAATCATTCATATTGCTTAACTCACTGATGTCATCGTTAAGTATGATATTGGTTTGGCAAGTAGATATCAATGCCATCAGCAGGATAGATATTACCACTGCCATTATTACCTTGGATGGGTCAAAATTAAATTGGAGAGATGCCATTAGAGATGTATAACATTAGTTGGTTAATCCTATCTTGAACTATATGCTGCTGCTTGATGCCTTCCCGAATGATTGTAATTGCAATGTGGATAGGCATCCCTCTCTCCAGTACATACAATGCTGCTACCTTTACCAATCGCTCATCACAATCTTCATCTGTCTTTGGTAGGTATTTAGCAGCATCTATCATATCTGTCTTGCTGCCTTTCGTACCAGTAACTTAATTACCTCATCAAGTCTGCTTACAGAATCATCAATCATTGCCATTAATTCCTGCTTCTCCTTCTCACTGGCTTGTGTATTATCCTTGAGCATTCGAACCAATCCACCAATAGATGTTAATGGTTGTCTCAATTCGTGCGATAGCATAAATCGAAACTCCTCCAAAAGTATCTTCTGCCTCTCGTGTTCGTGGGCAGCAATGGATGTAACATCAATAATCTGCATACCTACAAAATGCAATGAGTCCAAGATAGTATAAATATTCCATACGTTATAACGTAACGAACCAGTTTTCTGCTTGGTCTTTGCGTATACTCGTATTGGTTCGGGAGATTTATTCTTGCTCTTATTGATAGCAGTAATCAAGTCATCCCTATCACTATCTGTGGCAGCAATGTCTGCAATGTTCTTTGGCTTGATATGGCTTATATACTCCTTAAATAAGTCATTGGATGAGACTATATCTCCATCCTGCGTTGTCACAAGGTAAAAGACATCTATCGAATTGTCCAGTATGTACAACAATGACATAAGACAAAGATAGGGATTATCTATGCCTTGCTCAATTCCTGCTTCAATTCATTAATCAAGTTTCCCCAATGTGGCACACAATCTACTGCATACTTAATGGTAAGGTAGATGGTGAATATCAATACTAATCCGTTTACTTGTACATCGTATGACATAGGCACATTCATATTTGGCTCAATACTTACACTATGAGATTGGGTCTGATACGTTGAGTCTTCAGTTAAAGATACAACATTGTTCTGAATCGTGTCTATGGCTATCTGCTTTGGAGTAACTGGTGTAATGTGATTGACTACATTATGTTCTACCTTATGCGTATCCACTGCAAGTACATTGGTAGTATCTGCAGGAATTGCACTTGTTGCATTTATTGCACTATCAATCTCAATCTTCTTGGCTACTGGATGATTCTTGCACTTACCATAGTAGTAGCATATGATTGTGTCTTTAGGCATCTCGCTCATCTTGGTTTGCTTTAGGTATATATCCTGCTGCCAGTAATGCTGCAACAATTCCTGCCAATGTCTCTACTTCAATCTTCTTTAGGATAAGCATATAGATTGATACCAGTATTGTCAATGAACCAATAGTAGGTCTCCAATGCTTAACAATGATATCAACTATCCTTCTTGCTTTAGTAGTCTTCCTTGGCATACCTCAAGATACGTTTATTGAATGCCAGTGTTGATGCATCTATGCATCAGAAATTACACAATGAGAAATATAGATTTGCCTCTTCTCGTCTGCGATTGCTTAAACCAGTAAGCACCTTCCCTCCTCCTCTGTTCCACTTGAGAAACTCATCAACTATTGATGGGTCATTAGGATTAATCTTTGCCTTCTTGAGCAATGTAGATTTAATCAATGCACCAGTACCTACATTGTATGCGAATGATACCAGTGCATCGAATTGGCATTGGTTAAGGTTAGGCAGATGCTTATTCACTGCTGCCTCGTATGGCTCAAGTGTAGATAGCAGCAGTTGTGTTGCCTCCTTCTCACCACTTAACTTCTCTCCCAATAGCACCTTCTTGCCATTAGAATACTTGGTTGTGCCATATCCAATGGTGACTACAGATGCAGGGCAGAGATATGCAGATAGTCGCAGTCCTTCATACTTCTTAATTAGATTTAATCCAAGTGAAGATGTGGAGCGCATTATTAAACGTAAAAATAAACATCGATAAATGCACCTTGCAATAATCCATTGGCAGCACCACTATTACCCCTTGTAAAAATAGAAACTTGAATTGTAGTTACACTTGTTGCTGCTACTTGTGCCGAAATATGCACTCCAGTATTAGGACTTCCATTTAAAGCCATAACCTTTACTTTCTGTGGAAGTGGCTGATAACTTAATGGGTCAAATGGAAAGGTGTAGGTTATATGATAATGTCCTACTGATTGATAGGTTATTGCCTTTGTAATTTGTCCTCCCACAGAACCAATTAATGATTCAAACACGAAATCTTCTGTCGGTGCGCTTGTTCCTACTTGAGTATAACTACAAGAATCAATAAAATAATATTGTGGTAATGGTGTCCAACATTTTTTATTTAGATTGCCATTCAATCCATTGCTTATGTATGAGCGACCATTCCAAAAATTAATCTGTTGTCCTGCGTTAGTTGATGATTGTGGATTTCCAATAAGTGAATTGCTATCTATGCTATAAATTACTCTTTGGTCACGAAATGTAATAAAGGATTGCAATATAGGACTTGTACTTAACCCAGTATCTACGTTTTTAAGAATCAAATCCCCACCCCTCAAATACAATTCAAGAGTTTCTGAAACGGAAGCATTAAAGAATGTTATTGTAGAATAATCCGCAGTTCCATCGTTAAATTCCCCACCAAATGAAATTACATTTCCATTGGGGTATGTAAATACAATTCTCGCACCTTTAGTACCTCCTGCATCAAAATCCACTACACCAGTTACATTGCCTTGCCCACCAGTTGTAGTACCATCTAAATGAATAAAAGGCAATGCAGTTGATAAGGCAGCAGCAATGGTTGCTAAATCAACTTGCTTGGATTGCACTCCCGATGCATCCACAACATAGAAGATGTCTGCTAAATCTGCTGCTGATAGAACTGGTAAATCAGTAACTTTTACTCCTGCCATAGTTTCTTGGTTTTGTACAAATTTAATAAATTAATCAACACACATCATAACATCCATCCTCACTAAATGTAGATACTACTACATCAATCTCTACTGCTACTGCTGCCCATTCCATATTAGGTGGTAGCACACGATTGTCTACTTGATATCCACTTGGCAGCACCTCATATGCTACCACACCAAGAGTCTCCTTAAATGCAGTATCCCTTCCGCTAACCAATCGCAGTACCTTTGATGCTACCCAATCCACTGCTTCTGCTGAATCGCAAGGGAGATGGCTTTTGCGAACCATACAATATGCAGTCAATGTGTACCTCGTATCATAGACAGATTTACAAGCAGCCAATCTGAAACTATCCTGCTTGGTCACTATGGTCTTGCCTCTCCTTGCCCAAAAGATTGTCCCTTGCTTGGCATCATAATTAGTCACTGGTAGTGCTTGTCCATCTCCAATGTAATAGTAGTATGCTTTCTCCTCCTTATAGAATTCAGAGATGCCATAGAACTGGTCGAAGATATTACCTTGGTTAATCCTTTGGTTTAGATGCTCAATGATTTGTGTAAGTATGTTCATCCTTGATTCATTGCATTAGTTATCTGTTCAACTATCTGTTGTGCGTGGTCTTCCAACATCTCTTCCTGCTCCTCTTTTGTTGGCTCAAAGATTATCCCATATCCTCTAAATGATTTGTATCTTGGATTCACCTCCAATCCAAACTGCAGTCCTTGTGCCTTCTTGAATTCGTTGGGAGGAAGAATGATACCACAAGATAATCCTTCAGTCTCTATATCAATATTGATAAAGGCAGAGCGCAAGAATCCAGTTAACTCCAATGGTATTGGTCTCTTCTTCTTCTTCTTCTCGTATTGCGGAGAATAGTCTCCCTTGTAGTCTCCTCCCCTTCGTGCAGGTCTTGGTATCTTCTGTCCCTCTGTATTTTTATTGCCTCCACTTTTCTCAAAGATACGTTTGAACATTAGCCTCTTCATCTCCCGAACTGCAGAATACAAAGGAGTGAACTGGTTCTCCCATTCACCATATAGGTTATCAAGATTGTCTTGTATCTGCTTTGGTGTAGGCATTATGGTAGAGCAGTTACATACTTTATGTTCTTGCGACAATCCCAACAATGGTTATCATCGGGCAGTCTCATATTTTTAATCAGTGCCTCAATCTCCAAATTATAATTCTCCATTGCAGTATCCCTTGCTGCTACTATCCCCTCAAAGGCAGGAGCAGTGGCGAATGGCTTACTACCTTTATTGATTGTGATGGTAGTATTCACTCGTTGATTTGGAGCAATGGTTAGTGCATAGTTGTATATCTCCACTGCAGTTAGGTATGCCAATGGCAATGCCATCAATCCACCTACCGAACACATCCAAGACTCCCTATCACAATTCACATTGTAGTTTAGTGAAATACCAGTAGTGTACTTGGATGTCTTCGATGATAACACATTAGTACCATCAGTTGTAAGTTCGATACCAATGGCATCTACGAATGGGCAGATATGTGCCTCTCTCACCTTGCCTCCGCAATCGTAGCAAGCACCTTTCTTTGGGATAAATTTGATGGTATCAACTTGAGACTCGTAAACGAATGCCAAATCTAACTTCTTCCTCCCTGCCTTAAACTGCTTACCTATGAACTGCTCAATACCTCCTTGTGAGTATGTGATAGTATCAATCAGTTTTAGTGTAGTCATATCGAAGACTAATACTGGTACATTTAGATTCGTGTCATCAATGGCAAGATTAATATCAGAGATGTACAGATTAAGGTAGGATAGATTGTTTGGGTCTATCTTCAATCTGATTCCACCATACCTTCCTGCTCCCAGTTGAGTCTGCACATTGGAGTAGTCAGTTAGAACTTGTCCAATCCTCTTACCTTCTATGATTGTATCTGCCTTCATTGCAGGAGTTAATCGCAGCAGTACATCAGATGATAGTTTTCGCCAAGCAAACTGCCTCTTGTCTATGAATAGGTCTACCCCAGTATCATATTGGTCTGTGATTACTTGACCAAGAAAGGTCTGATTAATGCCTAACTCATCAATGTATAAACCAGTTGATGGTTCGGGAAGACTGCACTCCTTTAATCCTAATAGAGATTCAATGCACATCGTGTTTTGTTTTTTCAAAGATAAAAAAAAGAGGGGATTTTAGTCCCCTCATTCGGTAGTTAGATTATCTATACCATTCTGCTCCAATATGTCCTGCTCATCTTGAGTCAGTAAACCTATTGGAGCATCTATGGGTTTACGATACTAACGCAATTCACATAGTTTACACCACTGAACTTATCAGATGCCTCGTAAATGTCGGTAGGTAATGTAACAATCTTACCAGTTGTAGTTAATACAATTGATAGATTACCACAATCATCCTTCATTGTCAAGTCAGCAGGTAATCCTGCAGGAGTGAATACCAAAGTCTTGGAGTAATTGCTCCCTGCTACTGGTGTGATTCCTGCATTCCAATCTGCCAAGTTGAATGATAACCACTGGATTGCTCCTGCAGTTGTTACCAGTGCAGATGTTTGGTCACCTTGCGCTGCTGCCAAACGAGCATCATAGGCGAATCCAAATCCGTTCTGCTGACTGATGGCAAGTAAGTCAATGCCATATTGAGTGCAGCATCCTGCTTGAACTGCATTGGCATAACGCTGCATTGCAGCACCACCAAAGGCAATTGGAGAAGATGGATAGTTAGCCATACGAGTTGCTTGTAGGATATCAGCAAGAGCGAATGGATTGAGTTCTGCAGAACCAAGTTCTGTAGCAATCTCCAAGCAGTCACCAGTTACAGAGTAGTAACCTTCAACATCAGTTCCCCACTTACCAATCTCTGCTACTGCTTGAGTCGCAGCAGCAGATGCTACCTTGCGGTCTAACACATCCATCAAACGCATTACAGACTCAAGTACATAACGTGAGTTGTCTTGGCAATGGCGAGCGATATCAGCAGCATTGATTAGTTGAGATGCTTGATAGGTATCAGTTACATCCAATGTGTAGGTAGTAGTAGAATCCCCATAGGTATTGGTAGATGTACAAGTGAGGATATCCCCACCTTCTTCTACTTCCGTCTCGGGCAATCGCTGAATCCATCGTGCTTGGATAGTCTTCAACTTACCTCCACTGGGAGATACTTCTTGGCGAATTAATTTTACGTTTTCGGGAGACAACAAGAATTCCAAGAATGGCAATTGCTCACGTTGTCCCACTTCAATAAAGAGTTCCGATAATGACATCTGTACATTAGGACACTCCGATAGTATGCGTGAAATAGACATAGTTTCAAAATTGTTTGGTTGTTGGATTCGTTTATTAGGCTGAATCCTTCTGCCTACAATTGCCATTTAAGTTTGGCGAACTACATCATAGATTCTGCAAAGATAAGTAATTTATATAAACAAAAAAAAGAGGGACTCTCATCCCTCTTTAGTCTGCAAATACCAAAACCACTTGGTAATTCAAAGGTAATTAATCGGGCAATATAAATGTGAATCCTCTCATTCTTTTGGCGCACGAATTTCCGATTGGAAAGCATCCTTGAGATTCTGCACCAGTAAGTTCTTGGCAGTTTTCATCGGTAACAATGTTAGGATTTACTGCTACCCAGTTAGTGTTCATATGCACATAGGATTTCTCACCTTCTGCCATTGGTTTAAAGCAGCATATACATTGATTGCCTAAATGTCCATACTTCTCTTCATTGCGCTCCTTCATTGGAGATTCATAGAGTTCTTTAGTGAGTTGAGTTTTCATTGTGTTTAGAGATTGAGTTTAGAAAAAAGTGGGAGGATTGCTCCTCCCATTATTAAAATTATACAAAGTGTATTTCTTTAGATAGCATTTTATACCTACTATAAATGTTCGGGTAAATACGGCACTGCTCCCACTCAAAGCGTTTTACTAAATCTGCTTTTTTTACTTCATATTCCTTGTGTACGCAATTACCACCTTGATAATAATGAATATCATAATTTCCGTTGTCCAACTCAATGTACTGGAGTTTACTAACTTCATTAGGTTTATAGGAATTATCAACAATTCCGTTTCTTTTGTAAATAGTTACAATGTAAGCGTCGATGATTTTCTTTTGAGTTTTCATAGTGTGAATGTTTAAAGAGTGATTGCTTGATGCAGTAAATGTACTACTATCTTTTGAATCTGCAATAGCTAATCAAAAATAAATCAAAATATTTTTTACACCATCACTTAACTGGCTATAAATCAGCACAAAAAAAATGGGCAACATCACTGCTGCCCAATTCCTAAACTATATATGAACGAAACTCAAGACAAAGATAAACAATTATGGCAAATCTATCTTACCAAAGAATGGTATCCTTCATATTGTGGCATTGCTCTCCTTGGTTAGTTTCTTGTCAAGATGATTAAGTATAATCTCTAATGCTTGAGTTAGTTTATCTGCCTTCACCATATCCACTCTTCTGCCTTCCCTCCAATCAGAATGATGCTTCAAAACTACATAGGCTTGGTATAATGTCATTTTGCAAAGAATCGTGGGTTAACTCCTTTGGCTCGTTTCTCAACTCCTCCATCCAATGGTGGGATAACTCCTCCTCTTACCAGTGATGGCATAGGCTTTCCTGCGTGAGGATTCTTCTGAATGATTCCTGCCTCTGTTGCCTCCTTCAATAAGACATCAGATAGATTCAAGAATGTCCCTGCCTTATCCTTGGATTTTAGTCTCTCACCACTGCTCTTATCTTTAACTACGAATGCACCATCTTCTTCGATATCTAACAAATACTTGTCAGAGATTGCGCTCTTGAATCCTCGTATGGTAAACTCATTCACAGATGGGTCTAACTTGATGGAGGATAACTCCTTCTCAAAGGTATGGTTAATCTTGGATGTCTTCTGCTCCTCTGCCATCTTAATCTTGAACTGCTCATACTGGTTGATAGCATCTTGCCTTGCAGTATCTACCTCTGTCACCTTCTTCTCAAGACTCTTATACTTCTTCTCCCATTCCCGAACTAAATCCTCACTACCAGTATTTGTGGCTCGTTTCTCCCACTCCTCTCTCTGCTTCTCATACTCTGTCTTGGCTCGTTCTGATGCAGTGCGAATTACCTCCTCTACTTTCTTATCCTTAAAGTCTTCCTCTGTTAAGGTAATTCCGAATGGCTCAAATGCCTTCCTTGTTACATTAGAGATAGTCCCAGTAAGTTTGCCAATCTTGGCACTCATCTCCTTGGACTCAATCCAATTCTCTTGAAATTTCTCCTTTGCTTCCTCTACGTTTTCTGCTTCGTGTAGGTTGAGGAACTTCATCAGTTCCAATGCTTCTTCTGCTTTCATTGTTGTCTATTATTGGTGTATTGATTTGCTTCAATTTTAACTCCCTTGCTCCCCTCTTAATTAGTTCTTTGGCAAGGATGTCATTGGCTCTTTTGATAGTGCCATCAGATAAGATGTAGAATCTCATTGCTCAAAGGTAAGTAATTTGATTATGCAAATCAAAACAAAAAAGCCTACTGGTTAGGTAGGCTTTAGTTAGATTGTGGATAGGTTACTGATTCCTATCTGAACCAAAGAAGATTCTCACTGCACTGCCTTCGCCAATGCTATGAGACATCTCACTGGTCTCACCAAACTGCTGATTGAAACAAGCATATGCCTTGCCTTTGACATCAATGCCTTTGGCGAATATGCAAGTGATTGCTTTCATCTGCCCAAATACATTAGGCAGGATATCCCCTACTTGGAGATTGTCAATTACCTCTTTGGTAATGATGGTTGAAGAAGAGAAAGAGTTCATAAGAGAAATGTTTAAATGATTAACTCTGCAAACATACAACAATGTTTTGAATCTGCAATACCTTATCTAAAATAATTTAAAAATATTTTTGTAGGATTCTTGTAGGATTCCTATTCCTCTGATTATCTGCAATAAAAAAAGCCTACTTATTAGGTAGGCTTTATTCAAGTTAAGGTAGGTTACTTATAGAAGACTCGTTTGATTCGTACTTCATTGATGAGCATCCAGTCTTCATATCCATCTTGGTACACATCTACATCATAGGTAGACTCTATGACATCATATCCTACCTTGCGTAACTTGTAGTCTCTTACTTTACCATTAGGCAAGAATGGCATTCCTGCGATTACTGGAGATTTGCTTCTCTTCTTTTCGATTCTCTTGGCAATTGGTGAATTCATTGGATGTATGTTTAAAGGTTAGAAAAATTGGGAGGATTGCTCCTCCCTTGATTGATTACTTGTTGTATCTTGATTCAGTGATTAACATTAGTCTCTCACCTTTCCAGTTACTTACCCAAATATGATTGCTTCCTCTTCCACAATCAAATGCTAATACTTTAGATACCACATTGTCTACCTCTGTGTATGCCTCTTCTAACCTTGTTAGTCCTTCGATTTTAGCAGATACCATAGAGATTATTGCTGCATTCTCTATTGCGCTTGTGGCAGTTACTTGTTCGATTTTCGTGTTCATTGGATGTATGTTTAAAAGTATGTAGCAAATGTATAACCTTTATTTGAATATGCAATACCTATTCGAAAATAAATGCAAGTTTTTTTAGAGCGAATATTTAACTCACTTCAAATCAATCAAATAAATTTACTCGTAGAATCCTTCTGCCTTGGCTCGTGCCTTGATTGTATCGGGTACTTTATTGTCGGGAACTGGCACAAGATAGTGCCTACAATTCCATCCACCTACAAAGGTGAATATAGATTTAGAATCAGTGCCATCAATCCTTCCTGCCCAAGTTCCATCTCTGATATCACTTATCCCTGCACTATTCTTGCCATCTCCCCACATCTCAATCTCCCTTCTGTGGAATATCTGTCCCTCCCTATGTTGGCAGAATGGTCTTGTGGTAGGAATCTCCCCACCAAGATACTCATACCATTGGATATTTAACTGCTCATTAACTGCTGCAGAATAACTCCTATCTGCTACTGCTTGAGCAGTTGATGCAGTAGTTTTGATGTTAGCAAGTAACTTACCATCCAATCCTTCTCCACCAAGTACCAATGGCTTGAGTGCATTCACTGCCTCTCTCAATGGCGCACGAGCAGCAATGTTAGATGTTAACTGCTCCAAGAATGGTTGAGTGAATCTTGCATCTAATCCACCACCAAAGAATGTATTGATAGCATTCTGTTTTGAGATGTTCACCAGTTGTCTTTGAATCTCACTTGGCTCAAATCCTTTTTGAAAGTTCTTGGCTATCTCATCAGTTAACTGCACACCTTCATCAATGGATGATAAGAATGAACGTACTGCCTCCTTATACTCACTTCCTGCAAGAACTTTCTTTAGTTCTTCAGATATCACTGCAATCCTTCTTATGTTGCCTTCAGTCTGCGATATGTTGCCATTGGAATCCACATCCATCTCCTGCAGGATTGGCTCAATTCTCTTCCATATCAATGCTTGAGTCTTGAGTGCAGCAGTCTGTAATTTTTCGGGAACAGACTCAAATAGTTTTACCTTCTGCTTAACGAGTGAATCAAGCGATGCCATTCAACAATTCTTGTTGTGCTTGTTGGATTGGGTCTAACTGCGTCCCTATCTTATCAGATGCTAACTGATTCAATGCTGCTATCTGCTCACTCATTGGTAAGTCTATGAATCGTGGAGCATCTTCAGTTGGGATATGATTACGAATCAACTCCATTACCAGTTGTGGAGCAGAGTGATGAATCACATCTTGGTACTTCTCTATTGTACCATTGGCAATCCTCACTGCAATATCTGCACTATTCATTAGCAGTAACTCATCTGCATTAATAATCAAATCATAGATTGCTGATGTCTCCTCATCTGTGTAGTGTATTGCACGAATGTAATTGTACACATTGCTGAATGTGATAGATGGAGGGACTCCTGCTTTAACTCCTTCGCTAATGATGGCAAGGTAGTCTGATGGTGTAGAGATATCGAATGATGTAGGATAAACCAAGTTCACTCCACCAAAATACTCACCATACCTCATCCTGCCAATGGTCACCAAGCAGAAATTATATATATCAAATAGTTGGTCTGATATAGGCTTTAGGAATGCATACAATGCTCTCAATTTATTCAGTGAACCAGTAGCAGTGGATGCCTCACCAATACTTCCCGATTCATCGGAAGATGGCAAGTGAAGAATCCTTCTTGCCTTGGTCATCTGCATCTCAATCTCACCTCTTAAAAAAGTAAGAGTATCCATTGGAGGAGATACAAACTTGATGTATTCACCACTCAAGTTACCATCTCCATCACTCAATGATGTCTTTGGCTTGATTAGTAGCAGTCCAGTTGGAGAGAATCGTGAACGTACACCACTACCACTACACGAACCACAAGTACGATATCCTCCATTGATTGTATCGAATATCTGCCCATCACTACACTTGTTGCCTTCTCTATCTACGAAATCACAAATCTCTCCCAGTGCTACCATATATGGGAATGATGATGTGGCTTTGGATATCTGCAAGTACGATTGGTCTAACACTACTTGGTCTAACAATGGGACTGCAGTGATGAATGGAGATTGGAATGCTATCTCGTGACCAATCATCTGTGGCATCCCCTTTAGTTTAGTGCAAGGCACATATCCAAGGTTGTGCTGAAAATATAACACTGGTTGCCCAAATGTCATATCCATCTTTTTGCCATACTGCTCAATCCTATATATGGCAGTATCATCATATAACTCAAGTACGATACCTATCCTCTCATCCTTGTTGCCCACTCGTACCATAGATTTATCATCAGTGATTACGAGATAGTATTCACCATACTCTTGTCCCACAATACTCTTGCAGGAATAGTAGTGAGGATATGGCTTGATGAGTTCATTGGATAGGACTACCTCTCCAGTGTCCTCAATCACTGATGCATCCAAATCTTCGGGTTCTATGGCAATGATACCATTTGCATCAATGAGTTTTAGAGTCGGGAGCATATCCTTCACGAATGCCTCCAATGATGTGAACTTCTCTATTTCCTCATTGACATAGGATTGGAATGTATCAGTACCAAAGATTGGTTCAGTCTCTTGGTTGTATCTGATGCTCCAGTTTTGGTCTGCGAATGCTCTACTTATCGTTGCCTTAAAGTCTTCAAACACTGATAGAGTTGATGGCTTATAGTTGGCTCTGATGTATTGTGCTTGAGCATCACTCTGATTTGGCGCACGAACAGATAGGAGATGTTCGGGATATACATCGGGTCTTGTATGTGGCAAGATGCTATCATACATCTTGGCTGCATAGTTGTATCCACTCCAGTATTCGGGATACTGGCTAACTCCTATCCTCTCCTTTGTGATAGGATTGATTGGATGCTTGGCTGATGCAGTCTCCCAATGCTTGTGTAAGTGAGCAAACTTGCCCACAATCTTATTAATCTCCTCTATTGTCAATGCCATCTTATGCTATTGATTGAGTTGTAGGTCTATTGATGATGTGTGAACCACACGATTTAGAACGGCAGAATGTTGTCTTCATATGCTTATCAATTTAAGGTATTGAGATTGGAATAATTCAGAGTTATCGAATTGCTTTCGCCACAAGGCAGTTGATTGTACTTGCTCATCTTCGATATGCTTAACCAAGCTAACTGGTTGTGCTAACTTAAACATATCAATTCCTTCATTAGCGCAATGCACTGCCAGTTGAATGTCCACATAGTTTGGATAGTCTATCTTGGCATCTCGTAGATTCAATACAGATTCATCCCATATAGATAGTCCTACACCAAGCATCTTGCATTGGACATCCTCTTTGGTCTGCTTAAAGCAATCAATGTTTGATATGCCTTTGCTCCAAGTCCTTGCCTTGGTTACGTTATATCCCCAAAAAGAACAAAATGAATCCTTGTGCCTATTAAGTCCTTGCAGTGCTAACTCTACATACTTATCTGATACTACAAAGTCATCATCTATAATTAGATTGATAGCATCTCCAGTATGCTTCAGTCTCTCAATGCTGCCTTTGTTGGTCTGATTGTAAACATAGCTTAGTTCTATCCTGCTATTGAATTCGTGCTTGAATCCTTGCAGGATAATCGTGATTAAGTCTGCCTTGATTGTTTGCCGATTCAATGAATCAATCAAATCTTGTGCGACATTAATACGATTGCGCTGAACTGCTATGTTTACCTCTATGCTCACTTTTGGAATATGGATAATCCGTTACCTTCGGGAGTCTTGATTGTGATTGATTGGTATCTAAAGGATTTAACGTAACTGGCAAGTTTCTTCATATCGGGAAACTTGATAGTATCGTGATACACAAGAATACCTCCATTGGTTATTAATCTATCCACAAATCTAAATTCGGGCAGTGCGTGATACCATTCGTGAATAGTATCCACATAGATTAAGTCATATCCTGCTCTTGGCAAAGATGGGCATACGTTAAGAGATGAACCAGTAATGAACTTATGCCCACTTGCATCCATCAAATCTTTAATATCTTGATGCCTCAAATCCTCAACATCTACACTGGTAAACTTACCTCCATTATCATTAACTGCATCAATCATAAACTTACTTGTGTATCCTTGAAGAGTTCCAAGTTCAAGTACATTCACTGCCTTATGGCATTTGATTAAGGCAGCAAGGATACTACCTACCTCTTCTTCTGCTGACCATTCGTGTCTTGTTAATGGCTCAAGAGCATACTGCTCAATTGGCTGCTCTGCTGCTGCTTCTGTTGTGGCTACCTTCTTTGGTCTACCTTTCTTTGGTTTATCTGTTGACATACTTGTGTTCAATTATTCGGTGAATATAGTATTTATGAGTTTTGCCTTCAACTTGATACCAAGATTTAATCAACCTATCTAACCAATCAATGTAGTATCTTGGTGTATATCCCTGCCCACCATAGTATCCCATCAGATAATAGTTGGACTGAATCGTGCTAAAATCTAACTCTCGTTTACTGGTTACATAGACAATGTCAGTATCCAGTTCTGCATCCATATCAAGTAGGCACAGAGCAACATTGATATATAACTCATCGGGCTGCCCACCTCCCCATTTAGTTCTTAACTTGTGTAATGGGATTGGATTATTTATAAGTAGGTCTGATGCCTTGGAGTATAGTGCTTGTGCCTTATCTCCTTTGCGAATAAATTGAGATGATGAATTAGTAGCAATCAATGTTGCATCCTGCGATAGATTATAATGCTCCCAAGTTGTATCTGCATATGCCCATAGCATCTCATTAAAATTTCTGCCTTGCTCTATCTTATGCTTACCTACTACTATCGTTTGATAGTCTTTATCTGAACTTGATAGATGCTTTAGTAATGGCTCAATGTCTTTAAGGCATACTGCATCTACATCCAGTAATAGATTCTCTTGGAATGGCAGCAAATCGTATACAAGTAGTTTAGCCTTGGCAGGGTCTAACTTCTTATTGGTATATATGTTGGATGATGGTAGGTCTACATAGACATCTATCACATCAGTTAATTCGGGGCAATAGTATCTTGAATCCTTTGTTAAAGACTCACTGATTAAGGCAATCTGTACTGCCTTGTTAAATCGTTTAATGGAATGGGCAAGATTGTATGCTGCCCAATAGTATTGTGGCTTACCAAATGCCATAAGCACCACTCCAATTGGAGCAGTGCCTTGGCTTTGATTTGTTGGCTCTTGAGGATTCATTAGAAGATTCCTACTGGCGCATTGTATTGGGCAGGAATATTCTTATCTCTCCAAGAAAAAGTTACCTCATATCTCTGCAATTCGTTATTCTGTTCGGGCAGAATAAAGTTAGCAGATGTAGTGATACCCAAAGGAGGATTAACGTAAATAGTCTTACCGCTATCGCACATATATGCCAATATCCATCCGATTCTACGATTGTTTACATCGTTCCAAAATTCGTTATTGGTATCGGTTACATTAGCATCAAATAAGGTAGCAGTTCTATCTTCATTAATTCGAATAGGAGTTCCACATCCAATTGGTGAATCTACCGTAATTGGTGAACCTGCAGGAAGAGCAAACCTAATATCATCAACTTTAATGGCATCCCCACTTAATAGTAATGCCTCAAGTTCTACTTCTGATGTTGGGTCTACTAATACTATCCCACATTTACCAATTATAAGGGAGGATACACCACCAAGTTTGTATTCGTTGCAATTGACTAAATCGTGTGGCAATAAGTCAGAATCGCAATATGATACGCATCCCATAAATTGTAGTATTTGATTGTTACGAGTCGATTACATAGGATGACTCTTTTACTCCTACCATCTATGATGCAGTACAAATATAATAATTATTCTTGATACAAGTTAATCAAGTTCTCTGTTACAATCCTCTCATTATCCTCCGCAAGTATGAATGGTTCATCTTGGTTATCCAGTATTGATGGTAGGCAATCAGCAGTTACACCAATGCATATGGTCTTCCGTACTAAATCGTTCTTCTTGTACAATTCAATTGTGATTGCTCCCAAATCATCTGCAGTCTCATATTCAATTGTCGGAAACTCATCTTCTGCAGGAAAATGCAATACACCATTAACATAGCAATTGTCAAAATAAAATACGATTGATAAGAAATCAAAAACGTATTCGGGCAATCTGCCAAAGTAGTATGATAATTTCTTTTTTCTATCTACATATGATGCACTCCATCTACCACTTGAATATCTGAACAAATCAGTATCAGTATCATATTGTGCTTGGAATCTCCTACCTTCCAATCTGATAGATGGCAGGAATGAACTGCCATAGAACGATAATCCAAACTGGTCTTCTCCATTGCATCCTTCAATCTTGAAGAATCTGCAGGGGTCTGAATAATCTCCAATGGTTATTAGGTCGCTATACTTGTCATATGTTGCCCACTCCTTGTATGCTCTTAACTGAACTTGACTAACTACAATATCTCCTCCTGCTATTATAGAACTTCCTCTCAATGATATTTTACCACTGCTTGTCGGAATGATGTTAGCAGTATATGTTCCTGCACTATTGATTGATGTGAGGTATTGAGTGCCATCAATCCATAATCTTAATATACAATCATTGATGCTATCAACAACAATAGTTATGCTATACTCCTTGCCTTCACATACCTCAATAATTGATTCAAGTATTGTTACTTCTAATCCATTGTTAAATATGATTTGTGCTTGTCCATTGCCTACAATCCAATTGGATGTACCAATATCATATACATTATCCCATCCCACTGGTGGACATCCAATACATAGTCCCCAATCGTTAAAGTAAGGATTGTACATATAATACTGCCCACAAGTATTTAGGCAATAATCTGCAATGGCTAACCTATAACATCCTTCCTCAAGTTCATAATCTGATAGGTCTATGGCAGCAGTTAGGTATTGGTCTTTGGTAATAATGGTTGGGTCTAATACTTGGACTATAGATAGGTCTTGTGCATCTACGATTCCTGCGAATAATGCACCATTGCAGATTGGCACAAACTCATCTAATGTAACTACTCCAACAAACTCATCTGTAGGTTTTGCTACGAGCAATAAGTCTTGTGTAGGTGAATCAAGAACTGCAGAAATAGCATTAGCCTTTAGGTAAATAACGTGAGTCCCTACTGCACTTATCTCTACGAATGTACCATTGGTAAATGCTACTATTAATGTCCCAGTTGAACCTTGGTTGATGGTTATGGTTACACGATAGTCCAAGCAGTTTTGGAATTTGGCATAGATGAATCCTGCAAGATTGCCTCCTGCACTATCGGGAAAGGTTATCTCGTTGCCATCTATTGATGTTGATACTACAATGGTATCTACCAATCTCAAGTATCCACACTCTCCTGCTTCCAGTTGCCAAAATACTTGGTCATTAAAATCCATCAATTGAGCATAGTCCTTATTGCATCCATCACATTGTTCGGGCAATTGGCTATCAAAGATAATTGGTTGGTTTGGGATAGATGTATAACTCATAGTAGTAGTCTGTTTGAACGTAGTTCGAATTGTGTATTCTTGCGTATCACTGATTCAATGTTTACAGATTTGATGTATGTTGGCTGCACTGCTAATGCATCATCTCTTCTGCCAATCAAGATTGGTTTTGATGGCTCTGATGCAATGGAATTAATCTCTGCCATTGATAGTGGTCTGTTAAATTTGTAGATATATGCCTTAACATCATCTATGTTCACTGGCTCTAATTCCTCATCGGGATTATTAGGATTGATTGGTTGTCCACTTATTGAGACAAAACTATGTCTTGTGTTACCACTCAATACTATGTTATCAAGAATCCTTTGAGTTAAAGTTGTGTACAGAATAGCAGTAGTAAAGTATACTTCAGCATCAATCCGTATCAAATCTCCTGCATTGCATAAGAATGATGTACTGGCAGGAATAATCACATCACTATTACCAGTATCAGTAAACAATGTCCCATAGTATTCCTGCAATTGCACTGCATTAGAATCAAATCTAACAATTCTTGCTCTGCTCTTTCTAACTCTTGCTCCAGTCTCTATTGGCTCAAGGAATCCATAAATCAATTCTGTGTCTATGGTATATACTCCTGCATATGGGCAAGTGTATGTCATCCCATCAAAGAGATTGTTAGGGTCATTGTACTGATTGTTGAATTGGATGAATGTACCAGTAAAAGATGAATATAGATTTGGAACATTTAGGATTGCTTGCCAAACTTGCAAATCATTATTCACTCGTGCATCCATTATAGTATTTGCAGGATTGAATGGCTGCGTCAAGAAACTGAATAGGCTATTGGGATATCCATTAATCCAATTGGCACTCACTTGTATGTTACGATAGATGCCATTATACACATCCTGCCCAATGTTATATGGGTCATACTTCTTTGCTCTGTAAAATGCACCTAATGATGGTGTATCTCCATACTCTGATTGTACTATAAAGTACGATTCATCATAGGATGCATTGTCAAACCTAACAACATCCTCAATAACATTAGTATCAAAGATTAAATCTGCTCCCGATAAATTTAAGATATTCGATGTATTGCATTCTCCTACGAATCCAAATGTCTCATCTCTAAATGCTCTGAATGGAGTTTGTGTAAATGTACAAGCAGTTGAACCACTATCGCATTCTGCTGCCTCCAAGTATGGGTTATTGCCAAACTGAACTGCTGCATACAATTTCGATGTATCAAACTTCATCTCTATGTTTGGTTGGTCATAGAGATTTGCTGATGCAGTTGATTGGAAAAAGTAACCAATTGGCTCAATCCTTAATAATGGTCTTCCATTGGACTGCCTTTCAAATCCTAATCCAAGATTTAACTTTAATCTTAATGCGTTGTATAGTTGCTCAAAGTTGGCAATCAACTCAAGTGGAACTGCAGTGCGTAATGATTTACCAATTGTATATACTGGTACATTTGCAGTAACTGGCAATGAGTATTGGAAATAGTTAGACTCAAAATCTATTAAGTCATCACTCATACACGCTACCAAATGCTTGAATACATCATACACTGCATAACCATATGATGGAGTATTTACATATACACCATCTGCAGGATTGTATACTAACAATGGTCTCATAGTTGGTGGAGTGATTTGCTCCCCATTCTTGGTAGTGGTAAGTCTTAATGAGAATGGAATTGATTTGTTATTGTTAATCTTGGTACTAAATGACTCATCATATAGTTTAGTCTTAACTTGGCACTTGTCCAAATAGAACAGAGATTCAGTAACAATTATATATCCCTTAACCAATCTACTCCAAGTACCACTGGTACATTTATACTGCACCTCAACATCTACCAATTCACAATATCCATTAACCTTAATCTTGTTATATAGATAAGTAAAGACATCTCCACCAAATGTTAAGTCATTATTGAATGATACTATTCTTGCACCTATCGAATCATCCTCTGTAATTGATATCCCAAAATCTTCTGCATTTAATGGTTGTCCCCTATCAAGATTATCAATAAGGAATTTTATCTGTTGTGCCATTGATATCTTTCTTGGTTATCCCCTATGTTAATTACCACATTGCTATTACGCATTGTCTTATTTAACTTATCCAGTTTGCGCTCCATTGATTTGGAATTCAAAGATGCCTTTACTACTACTGCCTTATCCTTGCTTTTCATTGCATAGTCAATGATTGCAGGTCTAACGTATCTATCATCAATATATTTACGGAATGCTGCACTGGATGTATTCATAGCATCCAATGCCCTCCTATGCTGACTGGTAGAATTCTTGTTCATTACAAACTCTCCCTTCTCTGCCTCAATGATAGTACCTCCTGCCTCGTGACTCTTACCACCTACTATACCTCCCTTCTTGAACTTTGGCAATGGTTGAGATGTAATTACCGCCAATTGTGCAGCACCTAAAAGTCCTGCTGCTACTTGGAATGGCAATGCTGCTACACCTAACTGCTCCCCTAATCTAATGATGTAACTGGCAGTATTTACTACTACATTGAATGCTGCCAATGCTCTGTCTAACTTGGCTTGTTTTGTCTTCTCTGCTGCTATGGCTGCATTAGTACGTTTCTCCAGTGCAATTCTCTTACGTTGCTTATCTGCCTCCCTTTCGTTAGATGCATTGATTTGTTCAAGTTCTTTGGCACTCTGCTCTTGGAATATGGCTATGGCTTGCTCACTTCTTTCTTTGGCAACATCAGCAAACTGGCTAAAGATACTACCAAGTTCTTGTGCTACTTCAAGTATATCCTTTATCTCCTCATCTCTTGTCTTCTTGCGCTCATCTCTAATCTCTTTTTGGGTTTGAGCATTAAGTAGTTTCAATTTAGCATCTTTCTCTTCCTCGCTTATCAATTGCATTTTAGCATCTTTCTCAATCTGCTTCCTTTTTATTTCTGCCTCGTTTTCTATAAGTCTAATCCTATCATCAATACTTGCTTGTTCATTTACCTTCAATGTCTCTAATCGCAGATTCTCAATCTCCAAAGATTTAATCGCACCATCTGCTCTAATCTGTGCAAGTTTACTCTGCCTATCTGCCTCGTTATTTAGTAGGTCTATAGTGAGTTTATCTTGCGCCTCTTGAGTCTGTGCTGCCTCCTTCTTGAGTTCTTCTGCTCGTAGATTGAATTGCTCATTGGCTATCTTAATCTCTGTCTCTATCGTGAAATCCCCTCTCTTCTGTTGAAGAGTTAATCTTGCCAGTTCAAACTCTGATTGCTCCTTGGCTGCATTGAATCGGATAGTCTTTAAGTCATTCTGCAATTGCACCTCTGCTGCCTTCTCTGCATTGGCTCTTGCTACTGGGTCTGTTAGTAATGATGCATCCTGCTTGGCAAGTTCTGCTCTCTTCTTGGCTAAATCCTCTGCTTGTTTAATCTCAAGTTGTCCTGCTGCTTCAAGATTCTGTAATCTGTTTATCTCGTTATCAAGAATCCTCTTCTGCTCCTCTACCAGTATCTTCTGCTTCTCATTGGCTAACTCTGCATCAATACGTTTAATAGTTGCTGCTCGTAGTTTAGCATCAGTAATGCTCTGCTTGGCATCCAATCTCTGTTGGTCTGCCAAGTTCTCTGCCAATCTTATGCGTTCACCTACTGCCTCATCTTCAGTTAGCAGTTCTAATCTAATGGTCTCCTCTATTGTCTTGAGTCTGTCTTGTGCTGCTTTCTTCGCTGCTTCAGTTGCCTTCTCTGCTGCCTCCTTGCGTTTATCTGCTGCCTCCTTTGCTGCTGCCTTATCTGCTTCAAGTTCTGATATCCTTGCTTCAGTTTTGATAGTTTCAATCTTATCTATAGTCTCTTGTTCGATATTAACTATCTGTTCATCCCTTGCTGCTAATGCTTTTTGCTTTAATCCTAATCTTGACCTTTCGTCAGCATCAGAATTTTCTTCTGCCTTCTTGAATTCCTCCAAGTATCTTTCTTGTGCTTCTGTTAATTTCTTATTCTTATCCTCTTCTGCTTTTACTATTGCATCATCAGTTTCTATCTTACGCACTGATGCATCTATTGCTTCCTTTGATAGATTCTGCTCTAATCCTTTAAGTCTCTCTGCTGATACTGCTCTTGCACTGGCTGCACTTCTTGCACTGGCTGCTGCCTCATCATTGGCTTGTTTAAGTCTCTTTAATGATTCAGTAGTCTCATCACTTGAGTCACTTGTAGATATTAACTTCTCAATCAAGAATCCCAATGCTACCACCAATGCTCCTACACCAGTTGTTACTATGGCTGCTCTAAATGCTTTGGTAGCAGCAGTCGCACCAGTAGTTGCGAATGTATATACTTTCTTGGCAATACTCAAGAATCCAAGTTTGGCTGCTGCTTGTCCAGTAACTACACTGGCTAACTGCTGCACACCATTGGCAATGGCAGTTACTGCAGTAGTCTTGTTGATGATTTCTTGCAGGTCTTTATTCTCTTCTCCAAACAATGCTGCTGCTCCTTGAGCAATCTCAAATCCTGCAGTGAGTCCTTGCACTGCTCCCACTGCTGCATCGAACTTAAATGTATCTGATGCCAATACTCTTACCCTCTCCCTCGTATCCCCTATTTGGTCTTCAAGTTTGGCTGCACTAAATAATAGTTGCTCAAACTCTGCAGTATTCTCCTTGCCTTGCTGCTCAAGTTGTGCTAACTCCTGCTTCAATGCTCGTAGTTGTCCAGTTAAAGATTTCTGCTTACCTTCTGTTTCTTCTGTCTGTGCAGAGAATATTGACATCTCACGATTCACATCTGCAAGAGATGATTTCACTTGAGATTGGGCAGCAGCATTTTCCTTGTATGCCTTGGACAATCTATTACCACTTGCCAATAATGCTATCTGCTCTTGCTCTAATTTCTTCAGTTGGGCAGTTAACTCCTTGGACTCCTTATTGAGATTATCTAAAGCATTCTTAACTTGTTGAGATGAGAATGCTGCTGCTATTGTCTTACCAGTATTCTTAAACTGATTATTGATATTAGTCGCAGTCTCCTTGGCACTTGCCTCTAACTCATCGTTGGCTTGGTTGATTTGATTAAGAGATGCCTTTAGGTCTGTGGAATCTCCAGTATAAGTTATAAGAACATTAGCCGATGCCATCCCTTTTAGTTTGCTTTATTGACATTTCAAATTTAAGCAAATAAGTTGATACATCTCCTCTCATTAATTCATTGAATTCTGATACATTACCTTTGCACAAGTTCATCACTTGGCTTCTGAATTCTTCTTGGATTTTCTTTGAACGGAATCTTGGTGAGTATTGAGCATAGTTAAACTCTCCATCAGTTTTCTTTGCGCCACTACGTTGTACTCCCATAAACTCTGCAGTTCTTGTGGAGACATAGTTAGCAATGGCATTAGTGGACTGATACCCAATTGGGAAAAAAAATCGTGCGATGCCTCCTTACACATCGCATCAAATACTTCAAGTTTAGATTGGTGGATATCTGAATTAATTATAGTTGGGTCTTCATCATCTCTCACTACCCACACTGCTGCAAAGTTTAGTAGTAGGTCTCTGTGTATAACACTATTCTGCCTCTCCCTAATAACGTGAATGTATCCTGCTACCACTGCTGCGTTCTTTGGGTTAGATAGTCCTGCTGCTAATGATTTTTCCATTCCATCCAGTATCTGCTCCATCTCACTCCCACTCAATCCACTGCTGATGCGTTCCATCAGTGACAATGCCATACTGAATCTCTCAAGTGGTAGGCTTGTCTCTTTGGGGAATCTATAGTACCTATGTCCCTCGTGTTTGAATACCTCAACGAGATTATGCTTTGGATTAGGTTTCTTATTGGAGTGATACCAAGGTAGTCGCTTGGCGAATCTTGTGAGTGATTGAGTCCAGTTCATCGTTTACAAATATTAAATTGCCATTGTTCAGCACTATACTGCATTTATCCTCTTCTTGTGCTATGTGTGAGATGCTATTGATGTTAATGATTATGTCCATCAGTCCTGCCTCCTGCTCTGTCATCGCTCGTAATTCTTCATCATCAGTCTGAATGCCTTTGTACAATATCGCAGAGCAAGTGATGAATCCGTACATACTACCAGTAGTTATGTGGGCATTGCTCTTCCTTCACTCGTGTCTTGGCAGGAAGAAAGCATCCACATTCATTGCAGACATTTAGATGCTTGTTGCGATGTTGGCAGTGCATACACACTGGCAGTCTTGTCTCTGATAGTAGGTTTGCCTTCTTATCCGATGTAAGATATAGATACCATCCCTTTATGATTGCCATTACCCTTCGCATTCGATACAATCTAATAGATTAATAACTCCAGTCTCTGATGGGTCTATGTTGCTATTGACTACACTAAATGATATGCAATCATACTCCTGCTCACAGATTACAAACTTCTCACAAGACATTAGACTAATGGTATATCCTTGCAGTGGGTCTATCTTAATCCCACTGATGGTTAGCATACCAGTAGCATCAGATTCTGTCGGGAATGATTGGATACGATTGGTTGCATTATGCTTAATGTTTACTTGGTAGGTTGTGCTTGGTGTGACATATCCAAACGTAATACCACTGGCACAATGGTCTACTATTATTCCCGAATCGAAACAAGGACTACATACACTCATAGGTATCGCTTTAGTATTGCATTTACAAAATAACGGAAACAATCTAAATAATCCGCACGTTCAGTTAACTTTCTTCGATTTAGTTTGATGATGCTACCATTGGCATCACATTGCACTTGCTTGGCATCAAACACAAATCCCTTACATCTCTTTGAGTTCACCTTGACATCCAATCTCCTCAATGCTGCATTGCAATCAACTCTGCTATTCTCGTGCTTTGGATTGGCAGGAATGATAAACTGGCTATCTGATAATTTTAGTCTTCTCTTGATTTGTGTATAGGCAGAAGAGTTATCCCTCTGCTGCACACTGCCTCCCTTACCCATAGCATCTCCAGTAATCCTAATCAGTCCACTTGGAATGTTCATTGCCTCTACCACATCGCAGAATGCATCTATGCTCCCCTTCTCTATGCTTACCTCGTCCACTACTCTTGCACCTCTATGGGTCTCTTGTATGACCAAGGCACAGAGAGGATTAATGTTAAAGTCCACAGAGATGTATGTAGGTATGTTTGGATTGTGTACTGATGCATCATCAATATGCTTCTCATCCTGCCATTCGTAGAGGAATGGATTAACCACATCATCCATTACATCCCAATCCCCTTCTACGAATCGGGCATACTGGATTGGTGGTAACTCTTTGAGGGACTCAAGATACTCTGCAGGAATGTATGGATTATCGGTAATCTTCGATGGGATGAATGCCCACTTGGTTGGTAGTGTGCCTTCCTTGAATCTCTCATAGATGATGGTCTTCACCCAGTTGTGAGCAGGATTGCAAGTTGCAAGGCAGATGATTGGTGGTCTACCTTCTGCCTTATTCCAAGAACCAATCCTCTCTTGTACCTTGTAAAATGTTTGTTCCTGCAGTTCGTTCACCTCATCAAGTCCTGCACCATTCACCTCAAGTCCCTTGAATCTGTTTAGGTCTTTATCATCATCATATGACTCTGCCATAAAGATAAGTTCTGAACCATTGGCAAACTTAACTACATTGGTCTCCCTATTCCAAGAAGATACATAGTCTCCCACACCATCTGCCAGTATTGATGCGAATGATGGGAATGTAGTTCGCTTCAAGTCGGGCAGACTCTTACGAATAACTACCCACCTACTACGAGCATACTGCAGTGCAAGGTATGTGATGGTTAGCAGTAACCAGTATGTTTTACCTCCTCGTATTGCTCCTCCAAATACTACTACCCTATGGCTACCATCAATGGCTTGGTAGAATGCTTCAGACTGCCTATCTGTTAACTCAAGTCTCACTTGGTGGATTAGTCTCTTGTGGCTTGGTTGTGACTATCACTAATGGTTCAGTAGTCTTGATAGTATTCTCCCCATTGTTACTCCATCTGCCTCTCTGCCTATTGGCTAACCAGTGCTTTGCAGCAGCAGTATCTGATGGTAGTTCTTTGCGTAACTTCACCACATCTCCATCTCTTGTTAGTGCCTCCTCTGTGATGGTTACTCCCAATGCTCTCTTGTACATTGCTCGTGCTACCTTGGCATCTGCCTCCTCCCTCCCCTGCGTTAATGACTCTAAAAATGATGGATGCTGCTCCTTCCATACATTAAGTGTTGACTCATCTATACCAATGATTTTGGCTATCTGCACATCAGTAAGTCCAAGCAGTGCCATCTCAAATGCTTTCTCATCGTGTGCCTTCTGATACTCCATTGGTCTGCCTAATGGTAACTTTGTTCGCTTGATTGTCTTGTTGCCTTTCTTGTTCATATGGCTATGATTTGAATATGATGCCTAATGCTTCTGTGTTATCGTTTATCTTCTGAATCTGCTCTTGATTATTATCGTAGTGCCTCTCTATGCCAAGTCTCTTGATGGTCTTCCACTTGTCTTCTCCACCAGTAAAGTACACCATCAGTTTAGGTATCCCTAATTCTTTGGCTATGGCATACACCTCATCAGAGAATCTTTCTTGTCTTGCAGTTATGATGTATACACGATTGTTTGATTTGATTAGTCTCTTGGCTAACTCAAGTCCTGCCTCTGTATCAAGCACACCATCTATGTCGAATGATATCTTCACTTCTTGCTCCTTGCCTTGCGATACTTGTCTGCCTCTGCATATGCAATGGCTATTGCTTGCTCTTGGCTATATCCCTCACTTATTAGTTTGCGGATATTCATCTGTATGATTTGGTAGGAATCTCCTTGGAATAATGGCATATGTCTATGATTCTTGATTCAAATTTACGAAAGATTCCAATACCAATGAGTTTTGGTAGGAGTTGATATGGTGACCAAGTTTGATTAGTTCTTGGTACTGGCTTGGATAGATGATTATGTTTTGGAGTTTAGATGCTGCAAATGCCTTCACTGCATATATGTCATTACCATCTCTATCTGAATAGGTCTGTATCATACCTAACTTAAACTCCATACCTTCGAAATCTACCAACATCTTCTCTGATGCAATGTACTTGGATAGTTTACTGGTAGGTATTGCTATGGCTATATCATACTCCAGTCCTGCGTGAGTTAGGTATCCAAAGTAGTATTCCTTGTCTTCCTTCATCTTGGACTCAACAAAGAATCCTGCTCGTAGTCTTGTTGTCATAGTTGGTATGTGTCTATTCGTTTCTTCACCATATCAATGAATCTCTCCATCATTGATGCATAGTATGAGTTAAAGTCTTGATGTCCCTCGTTATTGTGTTCGAATAGTACATATAGGCTTGAGCGCAATCTCTGTGATGGAGTTTTGCCTCCTAACTCTGCTGCATCAATCTTGAGTGAGTTAAGCATCTCCTCATCGTTGTAACTGAACTGCTCACCTTTAAATGCCATCACACCAATACCACCTATCCATTGAGACATTAGTTCTGTCATCTGTGCAGGAGATAGTTCTTGTGTGCCTATAACTACCCTAATGGTCTTATCCTTCCTTGTTGCTACTGATTCAATGGCACAAGGTATGGTTAGTAGTTTAGCATCCATATTCTGATTCTTGTCTCTTTGATTGAACTGGTTTCTTGAGTTTGTTTAGGTAGTCCTTCACCATTACTCTGATTAGTTCTTTATGACTCACTGGCACTCTGAACGTGATATTGGTAGTCACCTCTTCGTACAATGGCTTCTTCCCTGCTCCCTCTCTCCTGCCTCCCCAGTTATTGGTTGTCTTCTGTTGTGTTTTCATTGTGCAAATATAATCAAGTTTTGATTATGTTGTGCAGTTCAATCCCTCTTTTTTTAAGGAGAATCAACCATTCATAACATCGAATCAAGTAAGTTCTGTAGACTCCAGTGCCTCGTTCTGCACTGGTAAGTTGGAGTGCATAGGACTGATGTGTAGCAGTGGTAGAGTGATAGGTAGTATGCCCATCTACTATTGATGCCTCCAGTGGCATCTTGGTAGTCATATACTCTATTGTCTTCTGCTCTATCTCTTGGTGTGTCATTGTTGTGCAGTGTAGGATGCTGCTCCCCATATCTATTACTTGGCTGCTAACTTTATTGATTCTGCAATGTATGATTTTAAAACACCTCTCTGAATTCCAGTACCTCCACAATCAAAGCATACACCTTCTGCATAGTGCATAAATTGAGGAATGATTCCTCTACCACTGCACTTGCCACAAGAGCAATAACCATACTTTCCAAATTCTGATGGAGCAAGAAAGTCTCCTTTCCCTTTAAGAATAGATATCAACTTGGCTACACGAATCATAATTTGATTAATGTCTAAACTTGAATTATCTATATTAATAACATACTTATCTCCAAAAGGAGTTCTCTCACTTCTTGTCTTTGCAACAAAGTCTCCATTAAATGTTCTGCCAAATAAGGTTACTTGATAAGCAGTACATCTGCGTTTACCATCTTTTGAATCATACCAAAATGCCCAATTCGAATTTGAATCATTGTATTTATCTGCGTGACAGAATTTAATTGATAATACTCCTGCGTCAAGAAGGAGATTTAAGTTGCGTATTGCACGTTCACGATTAGTGCCTTGGTTCTTGTATCCTGCTTCATTTAGCAATTGGATGATAGTGTTTTGAGTTGCCATAGTGTAAATGTTTAAAGTTTGATTCAGCAAATATCGAAATACTTTTTGAATCCGCAAGCACTTATCAAAAATAATTTTATTTTTTTTAGAATGGCTTATCTGAATCAGTCTCAAACCAAGACGAGACTGGCATTCTCACTGGTTTGTCTATTGTTGATTGATTGAATACTGGCTTGGGATTATCATCGTAAAAATTACTCATAGTTGGATTGTGCCTAAACTTAACCATACCTACTGCACCTTGCCTATGCTTCTCAAATAGATAGAATATTTCATTGGTATAGTCCTGCCCATTATCATCTTGCAGTTTGTAGTATGCAGGTCTCCATATGAACACTACACTATCTGCAGTCTGCTCAATCTCTCCCGACTCTCGTAAGTCTGCAAGGATTGGCATCTTGGTACTTCTCTTCTCTACCTCCCTTGATAGTTGGGATAGCAGGATTATAGGTATGCCCAAGTCCAGTTGGCATCTCTTGAGCAGTTTAATCATAGTGGATACCTCCTGCTCCCGATTGCCTTTGTTCATCCCTTCCAATTGGAGCAGTTGAAGATAGTCAATAACTGCCCACTTGCACCTACCACTCTTGTGTGCCTTCTTGATTACTCGTATTGCCTCGTGCAATCCACAAGATGGCTTATGGTACACAAGCAGTTTCTTCTGCTCAATTGTGCCTATGCTCTGCTCCATCTTAATCCTCTCATCTTCCGTTAGCAGTCTC